TGCTCTTGGGAATCAGCGTCTGCAAAAACGTCTTGAAGCCGGTGCCGGCATCGCTGCCGCCCGCGAACTGCGGAATGATCGCAGCCAACGTCGTGTTGAAGTCGGCGAACTCGACACCCACGCCCGCGGCCACACCGCCCGCCTGCCCGATGGCGAGCCGGTAGCCGTCGATGTCGAGTTTGCTGGCGATGGTGGTACCGACAATGCCGTCGATGGCCGATTGCATGTCGCCGGCTTCGATGCCGAACTGTGCCATGGCGTCGGTCGCAATGTTGGCCGCGCTGCCGAAGTCCGCGCCGGTGGCGTTGGCCAGCAGCACTGTCGATTTGGCGGCGCCGTCCAGGATCTCCTGCGTGGTCAGGCCCGCCGTGCCCAGCGCCATGATGGCGTCGGATGCTTCAGTGGCTGAAACTTTGAGCGACGGGTCAAGCCCAAGGTCCATGATCAGGTCTTTGAGTTGCCCGGTCGCTTCGGCGCCGGTGCCCATTGCCGCACTGATATCGGCAATCCGTTGCTCCATGTCGGCGGCGCCGGATATGCTGCCGGCCAGACCAGCAGCCAGGCCACTCATCGCCAACACAGCCCCGCCGGCCGCCGCCTTCAGGCCCATACCAAGCATGTCCTTCAGCGGATTCAAGCCGCGCGACAGCAGCCCATTGGCACTCTTCTCCAGGTCGTCAAGGGACCCCTTGACGTCGCCGATAGGACCAGACGCTTTGTTGACTGCCGATAGAACAATGCTGACTTGTTCGTTGGCCATTATTTGCGGCCTCGCGCTTCCTGCACCTTAGCCTCGACATTCCAGATCGTCAGGATGTCGAGGATGTCTCCCGCCCGTTGCTCGCGCAATTGCTGCGGAGTCCATCCAAATTCCCTATAGACTCGCATACTGACATATTCGGGAGGGCATGGCGCCTTCGTCCACAGGTGGGCAAAGAGCGCCGCCCTCAGCTCACGTTTTTTTCCGCTTGCCCACCAGCCAACTTGCCCAGTTCGGCCACCAGCGCCGACACCACGCGCGCCGGCTGCTTCTGCATGTCCTGCCCGGTGACCTTCGACAAGAGATCTGCCAGCGCGTCCATCTGCTCGCGTGACGACAGGTCACCCTTCTCGCCGCGCGCCTGAAGTTCAGTCAGTTCGGTCAGGTCTTGCCAGGTCAGCAGATCTGGATCGATTTCGATGGCCACCGGCTGGCGCGTCTTGAAGCTGACGATGACAGCGGGAGATTGTTCCTCCCGCTGCTCGCCAGTGCCTTCCCCAGCAACGTCATCGGCCATCAAGGCACCGCTTCCTCAAACAGGCGCGGCGTGCGCACGCTGAACTCGAAGAGCAACGGATCGCCGCTGGACGCATCGCCGGCGGGGACCGGGCAGTTGATGATCGGGACCAGGATGGCCGTGTTGGCATCGTTGGCCGTGACATAGCGCCGCTCGGCCTGTGCGCCGCCACGCGGGCTGTAGCGCACGGCAATCGTCTTATCGGTGCCGATGTACCGGTCACGCACCTTGCGCCACGCCTCGCCCGCCGTTTCGGTGTACAGGCAGGAAACGGTCACGGTGGATGACTCGACCTTGTTGCTGCCCGTCACGACAGGCGCCTGACCGTCGGCTGTGTTCTGCTCGCCGATCAACTGATCGCCGCCGTCCACCGTGACCGTGTTGGACTGACCGCTGATGTCTGTCCAGTTGGTGGCGTCGGTGGATACCTCGATTTTGTAGCCGGCTCTCGCTTCGGCTCCGGTTGTTTGTGCCATGATTCCTCCCTACCCTGCAACCCGAATGGCGGCAACAGTCAAGAGCGTTGCAACGCCGGTGTACGTGAGTTGAACATAGCCGCTGGCATCGTTGTAGATGCGCGGCTCGAACGGCCCGACGATGCGCACTTCGTTCTCTGCGACCGCGACCGTTACGTCGGCAATCGCCAGCCCGCCGATAGTGCCGGCGGTGGCAATCGTAACCGTGCGCGATGTGGCGTTGGTGTTCTTGACGTACAGGATGGTGCGCCCGTCATTCAGAAACTGATCGCCGCCCGCCGCCGCGTTGGCTGGCGTCAGCACGTCCCCCGCGCCCGCGCCGGCCGTCGTTGCGACCGGTGTGAAAATTGTTAGTGTTGCCATCTCTCCCCCTACCCTGTGACCCGAATGGCGCGCACAAAGAGGTCAGTCACCGCGTCATATGTGATTTGGATGTACCCGTTGGCGTCGTTCCAGTAGCGCGGCTCGAACGGCCCGATGACCTTCATCGCGGACGGCGCCAGCGTGAAGGCAATGTTCTCAATTGTCATCCCCGCCACCGTGGCGCCGGTCGCCAGCGTGATGTTGTAGGTCGTTGCGCCGTTGCCATTGCGGAAGTACAGCAGCGTGCGCCCGTCGTTGGCCACCTGGTCCCCCAGCGCCGTGCACGCCTCTTCCGCAATCAGCGCCCCAGCCGTCGGCACCGGGGTCGAGATCGTAAGCGTAGTTGTCATGTGTCCACCTCCATAGTCGGTTCCTCCTCGACTTCAACCTTCACCCGGCGGCGCCTGGTTGGCGGCTCCGGTTCCTCTGCCGTGTAGACGGTCGCTTCCGGTTCCGTCGGCTCCGTCTCCGATTCCACCGAAAACGGCTGCGTCGTCTCAATCGCGCACACGTTGGCCGATGCCAGATGCGCAGCGGCGCCTTTTGCCGTCAACCAAATCTTGCTGCCCGGTTGCCAGATCTCCGGGTCGCCGGCCCCACCTATCTGCGTAAGCACAAGATATTCTTGCCGTTCCTCCATAGTCCCTCCCCTTAGTCGCACACTTCCAGGATCGTCAGGTCGCAGACGAAACCTTTGTACCAGTTGCCGCCGATGACCAGGCTGGCTGACGCCACATAGTTCCCGCCGACGACCAGGCCACTGTCTACGACCTGAACGAGCTGCGTGTACCCATCCGCCAGCGTCGGATTCTGGAAATACTTGGTCAGAAAGCGATTGAGCATCACGATGCCGTTCTGCGCCGGCGTGTCGTAGTTGTCCTGCCCAATCGCTTCCATGAACACACGAACGCTGTACTGTCGCTCACTGCGCACGGTCAGCGCCCGGGCCGTCAGTGGCCTGGACGTTGCGCGCCCCGGCCACGTGATGACCAGCGGCAGATCTGCCGTGTTGATGCTGCCGGGGTAAGCCGTGGGCACGGTGGTCACGCCCTCGATGCTCTTATGCAGCGTATTCAACAGCGCGAGCGTGTTGGCGATGCTCATCCTACCAGCCTCCGGTACGGGTCAAGCAGCGCCTTGATGTCGGCTGGGATGTCCATGCGCACGCGGATGGTTCCGCCCTCGCTGAACGCTGTTGACTCGAACACCTGCGCATCCTTGGCGCGGTACATCCACGCCGCCAACCGGGTGGCCGCCTGCACCACATCCGCCGGCGCCGTGGCCGAGTAGGCCCACTTGCCGGTGACGCTGATGGCGCCTTCCTGGTCCGTGGTGAACGTCCACGCCGTCTGTGTTGACGTTTTCAGGCGCAGCGCATGGTACGGCGTCGTGTCGCGCGGCTCCGTCACGTACTGGGCCGCCGTCACGGTCACACCGTCGCCATTGACGACAGCCGTGATGGTGCACAGGTCATCGCGCAGATAGAGGATCTGGCGCGTCGGGTCGGTGTCGCTCACCGCGTCCAGCAACCTGGCCGTGGCCGTCGTGCACTCGAAGGTGCGCCGCGTGTACACGTCGATAGCGCTTTGCGCAGCCGCCACCAGCGTGCCAATCAGCGTGTCGTCGGTGGCGCTGCTGATGCCCAGATATGTTTTGACCGCCGCTGCCGTCGTGTACGCCATGATTCCTCAGATTGCGTAAGCAATCACGCTAAACGTGTGCGAAGTGTCGCCGCCACCGCCATCCACCAGCACCCAGCGCGCCCGCAGATATGGCCCGAACAGTGCTGGACGCACGGCGCCAGAAGCGGCATCGGTCGTTACGTCGATCGCGCTTGTCCCGGGCGCCGAAGTATCCAGCACGGCGTATTCCGTGCGCGCTGCGCCATTGCCGGCCTGCTGCGTGAAGTGCACCGCGTTGTACCAGGTTGTCCCATCAAGGCTGAAATCAACATAGATATCAGCCGTGTCACCTGCGGCGGTTGCGCTGGCCGTAATCGCGTTGACGACGATGAAGCGCCTGCGTTCGCCGCCGACAACGACGCTTGTTCCATTGGCGCTGGCCACGCGTGCCGCGCTGGCGGCCAATGTCATGGAGGAGCCAGCATACATTACGGTCATGTGACCTCCTTAGCCCGCTACCCGGCTGATGGCCTGGCCGTAGACAATCAGGGAACGAGCGCCCGCAACATTGGTGTGAACGCCGATGTACGGAATCAGATCCTTGGCCGTCACCAGCGCCGCACCCGTCGCCACCAGATTCGAGTTGATGTAGAAGTAGGGAATCAGGCTCGTGACGATGATCTTCAGGTGATACTGCGTTGCGGCCGCCACAGTGACAGCCGTGTCATG